GTTTCGGGGGATAGGGGTGGGGTTTTACACCCCCATACGGGGACGCGCGGTGCTGTTGTCACTACTTCTATACATGCCGCTGCACCGCACTGCGAAATAATCACCAATTTCAAAGCTTACTTTCCTTTCCTGACTTACTGTTGTGGCATCCAGTACACAATGGCTGTAGGTTTTCCATACTCCAGAACTCACCGCCTAATCGTATCGGCTGAATGTGATCAATGACACTCGCAGCTTTACGTTTACACTCTCTGCACATTGGCTCGTCGTTTAAAATAATCATTCTGAGTTTTCTCCATTGAGTTGTGTTATACTCACCTTTATCATATAACGGCTTGTTATTAAATGATTTAGCTTTTATTTTAGGTTGTGGTTTTGTTGGCATTAGGGTAAGTTGGGTAAGTTGGGTAACGAAAAAAGTAGTACATATTATTTAAGCAATTACATAATGTATATATGTATGTATATATGTATCTATATATCTCACACATTTATTAGAAATATATCTTACCCAAGTTACCCGATTAACGAAGTACCTAGTGTTTACTGATATCTTCATGGGGTAACTTCGTTGGCTAGAAGTTACCCTGAAGTTACCCAAGTTACCCGTTTGGTCGGATCCTTGTTGCCATGTAGCCATATATCCCATTCTGTTTTATTCTATTAAATTTCAATTTGTTAAGTGCTTGACCTAGCTTTTTAACACCTAACTTCTGTTGCGTATGCTCTTCAATTATGTCCTTTATTTTGGTCGTTTGGTAGAACGCGCCATAGACACTAGGTTCAAAGAACTCGTTAAGTAGTTCCTCTTCTATGCTAACCTCCATAAACTCAGCGCTTAAGTCTTGTAAATCCTGCAGGAATATATCGTATTTATCCCTATGTTTACCGGTGTTAACCAGCTCGACACATTGCGCAAATAGTTGTGATTTATCTATCTTATTGTATCTCTCATAATCAAACTGTCCATTGATGTCATACACAATAAAGCGCCTATTTCCTGTTGGATCGTTTAATACATCTAATTCATTACATGTACCACAAAGAGTAGCTAAGCGCTTAAGCGTTACGTTTTGACGCCCGTAAGGCTCCCGTAAAGTAAATGAGTGCGCAGATAGTAAGCGCTTCATTTGTTTTGCATCCTGCTTGGATTTGCCGCTAAATTCATCATCAAATATGATAAGCGATTGACACATAAGAATTTCATCATCCTTGCCCCTATCAAGCTGTGAAGTGCTAAAATATTTCTTTAATTCACTCGGAAGTAGTTTAGTAAAAAACGTTGACTTACCCGTGTTTTGTTGCCCTGCTAAAACTAAGCACAATAGATTTGGTTCCTGGTTAATAACGCTATCAATTATACCACACAACCAATATTGAAGCCCGTGAAGCCTATAGGCAAAGTCTCCAGTACTCGAAGTAATTACATGAGTTAACTCTGCTAAATGATCTTTTCCATCCCATTTTAAGCCGTTGAAATAATCAAGCAAAGGGTTATATTTTTCAGTATAATTTGAAAATATAATTGATTCGATTATCTCCCTGGAAGCCTTAGAAAAAACCTTTTTAACATCTATGTAAATCGTGTTTAAATCTTGCTGCTCCAATTGCACACCGTCCAGCTCGTAAAACCTCGTAACCTCATTTTTTTTAATAGGGTATTTTTCGCGAATAAATTGCTCTACTAAATTTATATCTAATTGATTATTTTTTGCAGGTGTTTGCCTATTAAATTCAAAATCTACTATCTCATTTATTGCGTTTGGGATTGCCTGTATAACCTCTTGTTTAGTTTTTCCCAATTGTTTTAAACGCTGAATTTCTTTGCGTTGGTCTACTTCGCGCTGGTCTGCTATGTCGATGCCGTTTTGTTGACAGATATAATAAAATGAGCTAATATTTACTCCATTACTTGCGTCGCCTAAAAGTGTTTTATATTTTTTTTCGCACTCAAATTCATTGTATTTATGGCTAAATGAGCTAACATATTTAAAGTAATCCAAACCGCCCTCACCATACTCCGACGCAATAGCAAAACCAATCTTTAACCAGTCCGCATAATCATTGGTTAAGTCTTTATTTATACGCGATAAAATCAGTTCAAATTTCTGCGAATAATGATTGCCTCCGCTAAAATTATTGATTTTTTGCTGTTGCTGTTTGGTTTCTTTTTTTGGATATAATTTAAATACTTGAGATTGCTCATTTAAAAATAAATCAGGATCATAAGATAAAAAACGAGGCCTTGAAACGTCTTTACATGCCCGATCAACTTGCAGCTTGTAATTTTCGTAATAATACTGCTCTAATCCTAAAAACGCATCCAGGTGCCGCTTGCCATCTATTTTAACCAAGCAACAAATACCTTTACCCGAAATAGACATAAACACAGCGTAACTGTACGGATCATTAATAAGCAAATTAAAGGCATCTCCATAGTCATTTATGTCGTCAAAGTCCATCGCAATTAATCCACTATGGGAAATAAGCGCATCATTTTTACGTTGAGTAAACGTACCCGAAACGGTTATAATCGGAGCCTTATTTTTTGCCGCTTTCTTTTCCTCTTCGTTTTTTGCAATCCTTACGGCATGCGCTACATCCTCATAAACCCCGTTTTTAATGTTGTCCAGTATAGCAACAACATCCGCAACCTCTTTGCTGTTGGGTGTTTTAATGGACTGATAATAACTGACTTTCATACGCCTCAATTACTTTATTTTCAAACGATTTCGCAAACGTTCTTTGGTTACTTACAACCGTCACCCCATGTATCGCAGTTGAATGATCCCGGTGAAATATCCTGCCAATTTCTGTCCATTGCATATTTAAGTAAGTTCTAAAAATATACATGCATAGCATTCGAGCCGTTACGATGTCGCGCTGTCTTGACCTGGTTAACATCTCTGAAGGTGTAATACCCGTTTGGTGTGAAATAAATTTAATCACCTCCCCCACTGGATGGCTCAGGTTTGGACGCTGTCCCGTTATTTCGGCTCTTAGTTGTTTGTTTTCCTGACTTAGATATTGAATTTTCAATTTCAATTTGTGTATATAGTGCGAGTTTGTAGTGCTCATGTTCTGAGTGTAATTGCTGGTTAATGTAAAGTCTAAAAATTTGTTTTTGGTTAACGATTGCGGGAACGATTTGGAGGGTCATTATAAATATAAACTATCTGTTAAAAATACTCTCTCTGCCTTCATCCTGACATATTTTATTAATGTTATGCTTTCTACATTGTTAATATGTCTTTTAAACGCGTCATCCATATAGGCCGCTTTTAAATAATCTTTACTAAATTCAAGGCACATCGGATCTCCTTTTTTAACGTGTGATTTATCATCACCCGTGTATTTGCCTTTAATTGTGATTGTTTTCTTAATCATTTCTTACCTCCATTGCCCATTTCTTTGAGTGTCTTATCGATGTCCCTGATAAAAATAACTAAGGCGATTAAATATATTATTGGTACTATCATTTTATACCTCCTTGTATTTTATCACGCATCCATTTTGAGCCAAGTTCCCATATGTCCATATCTCTCGTTCCTAAATGCTTACTACCAAACACGAATGGATTTGCTTTTTCTATCTCCTCATCACTTGGTAGTTCGATGGGTGTCATTTCATCCATAAGACGGTTAATATGCAGTAGCGTAAATTCATCCATCTTAATTAGCATTTGTTTTACTTGTTCTTCTGTGTATAGTTTCATTTGTTACCTCCGTGTGTTAAATCATAAAATTGTTCAAATGATTCCCACTTGTCTTTTTCAACTGCATTTATAGCATTATTCCAAGTGTCTGCTTTTTGCTCCTTCTCCAATTCTTTGGCTTCTTTAATTACATCCCTAACCGATGAACTGCTTTCATTCGCTTCGTTAATTACTCGCTGATAATCCCTTGTTTTTTGTAGTTGGCTGATTAACCACTCTACTGCTGTCCGCTTCCCCACCATTTCGTTGAGATCAACACTATGGTCCATAAACCGCTTCAAATCACTTATGCAATGATTTAACATCAATTTTTCATCCGGGCGCAAATACTCCGACCTACGCAGGCGCTCCCATTTATCTAACAACTGTTGCATCTTTTAACTCTTTATTAATTCGTCTCATTGATCTGTTAAAAATTTCAGCTTGGCGCTTACTGATGCGCACGGGCTCTTCGTACTTAAACGGCTCAGGCTCTTGCTGTTGTTCAAACCATTTTTTAAACTTTAAATAGTCAACATACATAACGCCCAAAACTATCGGAGCGGCTATTGCGAGCGCTGCAAATAGGTAAATAATGTCTATCATAATTTTTCTATTTCTTGTTTTACTTCTGTCCAAAATTTATCATAACGTACACCTGTTATTTCATTCCAATCAAACGGGTTATATGTATTCCTTTTGGTTAATTCTAGAATTTCATCAACTGCAATCAATGCACACTCTTTAGCAAAATGCAAAGTAATATCACTCGCAGAATTAGAATGTACAGAATACATTTTCTTAACTAATTCTTCTGCCTTCTCTTTTGCTATCATTTCTTTTTTTTCCTTTCATTCCAAGCTTTTTTCTGTGCGCGTTGGCGCAAAACAATTTTTTCAAAATGACGCAAGTATTCAAGCTCGGCCGCCTGGTGTTTAATTAACTTTGACTGATCCGAAATGCGCGAATGAAATAGGCGCTCACGTTCTTGACAGTAGCCCTCATTGGCTGCCATTAACTCACTGATTTTAGCGGAGTAAATCTCCACTTTGTAGCGAAGGCTGTCAAACTCACCGCTCGACAGCCAATTGATTATTTTGTTTATTACCATGTTTCAAAAATGAGACATTCCCACGATATAAACAACTTATAAACGATTTAATTACATTCCTATGACAAATTTAAAAGCGCTTTAGCCTCTTCAACACTGCGGCAAATACCACTTATACCGCCGCATTCGTCGACGTAATCTACAAACCTTTGCTGCTCCTCTTTTACTTTCCCCGTTGGCGTCTTGACTTCAATTGCAGCAAAAACTGCGACTTTGCGCCCTATGTGGTGCTCAGTTATCTCAATGGTGCGCCATCCGATTAAATCACTACTGCCTGGCTTCAATCCATAGCGCACTTTATTGCCCGCGTCAAATCCTACATTATTGCGAAATAATCGCACAGATCCGCGCGACAACTCTAAAATCTCGCGGAGTATGTCAGTTTCCTTAATTTTCATTTTATTTTTTTCTGATCGCTCTAAGCGAGCTTTTAAAGTGCTGTATTTATTCTTAGTGTATTCAGCGGTGTATTGCCTCCAACAATGCTTGCAGCTTGACTGCAGCCCATCTGAGCTAGTCCTATTGGCATAAAATAACCCAGCGCGCTTAACCCTGTTACACTTACTGCATTTCTTTTCTTCGACGGTTATCGGCTTAGGTTTGCTATTTTGGTAGTGCTCACTGTTGTTTATTTTTTCGCATGGCTTACACAAATAATATAAATAACCCGTTGAGCGCAATCTAAAATTATCTTTAGACTGCTTTATTTTACATCTGTTGCAGGTTTTCATTTCTTCATCTGTATTACATGTTTTACACCACTTATACTCATTCCCATGCGCTCAGCAATCTCACGATAACTCAAGCGAAAATCATAGCGCAGTATTAAAATAGCCCATTGCTTTGCTGTGTATCCTTTTAAATCTAATTTCATTTCCTTAACCTCGCGTTAAATCTGTGATACGCCCATCCTTTATTATAGCCCCTCTGTGCCGCAATAGCCAACCAATCCGCAAGCGTTTTTTCTCCTGCTAGCTCACGTTTTGCCTCTTTCTTTTTTAGTTCGACCTCTTCAATAGGCACTAGCTCCCCAGCAACTAATTTCATTTCCTTTGGCTTCGGTGGTATGACGTGGCCACACTCAGGGCACTTATCGTATGACGGTGGAAATATAGCATAACAATTGCCGCAATGCTTAACATCCCATTTCTTGGATGCCTCTTTTACGCGCTCTGTTGTCAACTCCCATTCACGGTCCTGGGTTGCTATGCCGTGCCTAAAACAATTCCCCGCATGATCTAAAATTATCGCCTCACTCTTACCCGGCGACGTTCTTAATGCTCTGCCCACTTGCTGCATGTATAACGATAGGCTTTTAGTTGGCCTTAGTAATATAACCGCGCCACACTCTGGAACGTCAAAACCTTCTGAAATTATATCCACAGAAATTAATAATTTAATCCTGCCCGTTTTAAAAGCGTCCACTATCTCCGCGCGTTCCTCTTTGCTATTTTTGGAGCTAATTACAGCCGCTTTATGCCCCAAGCAGTTAAACATTCCCATAACTATCTCGGCGTGCTTTATATTGATGCAAAAAACAATCGTTTGCACGTCGTTTGCGTATTTTCTCCACGAGGTTATCGCATCCCCGGTAATTTTGGATTTATTGAAGTATTCCATTAACTGCCCGTTGTGGTAATCTCCGCCAACACTTTTAATTTTACTCAGGTCATGCTGTGATGCATATGTTTTAGCCCCACATAAATAACCCATAGAAATTAGCTCCGATATTTTCACACCCTCCACCATCACATCAAATGCAGCCGCTAAGCCTTTGCCATCCAATCTGCACGGTGTTGCGGTAACGCCTAACACATAAGCACTTGGGTAACGCTCTGTTATTTTGTTCCATGAACCCGCCACAGCGTGATGAGCCTCATCAATAATAATAAACTCAGGTTCCGTTTCGCATCCGCGTTTAGCAATGGTTTGCACCATTCCGACAGTGATACGCTGGGTGTCGTAATTGCCTAAATGCCCCTGAATTTGGTCGATTAATTCCTTTCTATGTGCTAGGATTAAAATTCGCTTTTTAGATGCCTGAGCAATGGCTGTAAATACGGCCGATTTGCCCCCGCCTGTAGCTAGAACAAATAACACCCGTTTATGTGTTTTAAACGCCTCTCTTAGGCTCATTATTGATGATTTTTGATAACTTCGTAACTGCATTGGGTTGTTTTTTACTCCATCTGTATAATGTTGCTCTTGATACTTGCAATTCTTTGGCTAAATCTTGCCGCGTTATATTGTTTTGCCTGCAATAATTATCAATTAAATCCTTCATATTAATTCCAAGTTTGTGATTTTCATTTTTAGCTTTGGTTTACCTTCCCAAACATCGGCCGACACTTCGCCTTCTAAAAGTACTTTTTGCCCCTTTTTCAAATAGTCCACAACGCCAATAGATTGCTCAGCACGGCGCCAAAATGCGCAATCCACCCATTGAGTAACATCTTTACGCAATTGCACGGCTACAGCCATGTTAATTACATTGAATGGTGCGCCATCTTGCGCGTTTACTTGGTTTACTGTGGCATCCGCGCCCAGGTTACCGGTTAATATAGTTTTGTACATAAGTTTGGTTGCCCCGTGAGGACTCGAACCTCAACGCCCTCAGTCAAAGTGAGGTGAACTGCCATTATTCTACAGGGCAATGTTGCTCGTCTTTCCGAGCCGTCATCACTTCCTTTTGCATGTCTTGTGTAGTGATAACCAGTCACCCGTAGTCAGGACAGGATTCGAACCTGCAACAGCCTCCCCCGGCTGAACTTCGTCTAGAAACATTGCGTTACCAATTCCGCCACCTGACTATATTTCACAGAGGGACATCAATGCCCCTTTGTAATATATTTTCATTTCGTTGTTGCAAATATGAAACAAATATCTCAATTTTGCAACATGGAATATCACAAAGACACAACAAAAATCAGTAAATCAGGATTAGACCTGATCCACAAATCGCCCCTACATTATTGGGAGCGTTATTTAAACCCTGGGCACGTTGAGAAAAAAACACCCGCGTTATTATTGGGCTCCGCTGTGCATTGCGCCGTATTGGAGCCGTCGGAATTTGGTAAGCGTTATGCTATTGCTCCAAATTTAGACCGACGCACAAAAGACGGAAAACAGCGCTATGAGGAATTTATCGCATCAGTTGACGGGCTTGAAATTATCTCGCCTGAGGATGCAATTATCTGCGAGCGTATTGCTGAGGCTGCACGTCGCCATCCACAAGCTGGGTTGTTATTGAGTAAAATTACACAAGTTGAGCAGGTTTTTACACACGACGATAAAAAATGTAAACCTGATGCACTGACCTCTTTAAATATCTGTTTGGATTTAAAAACCACAGAAGATGCCTCGCCGTATGCGTTTGGTAGATCAGCAATGAAATACCGCTACGATGTGCAAGCAGCTTTTTACATCGACATTCTTGAAGCTAATAACATTCCGTGTGACGGTTTTGTTTTCATAGCTGTTGAAAAAACCGCTCCATTTGCTGTAGCGTGTTACGTTATTGAAGATACCGACATTCAAGCAGGAAGGCAAAAGTATCAAGAGGACTACATTGCTTGGAAGCAGTGCACACAGCTCAACGAATGGCCCGGTTACAATGGTTTAGCAAAATTACAATTACCGAATTATGGAAAATGAGATTGCATACTACAAAATAAGCAAAGCCGAACTAACTCAAGGTAATTTTGCAAAGGGAAATAATATCACAATATCTCGCGTAGGTGCTTATGATGAAAATGGAAAATGGATTAAATGGATTAGCCTCCAAGTATTTATCGATATATTAAATAACGCAGAAATAAAAAACAAATGACACAAATCACCCACACCCCAGAAGAAAGCTACGATTTAATTGTGCGCAAGGCTAAGGCACTTGCAGCCTCAACAATGATTCCAAAGGATTATCAAAATAATGTAGCCAACACGCTTGTGGCCTTGGAAATGGCGCACAGAATAGGAGCCTCGCCGCTTATGGTTATGCAAAATCTTCACATCATTCACGGCCGCCCTTCATGGAGCAGCACGTTTATCATTGCGGCATTAAATGCCTGTGGAAGGTTTACGGCTTTGCGCTTTGAGGCTACAGAAGATAAATGCCGTGCAGTTGCAACAGAAAAAGACACCGGCGCCATTTTAGAAGGTCCCTGGGTAACTATTCAAATGGCCAAAGATGAAGGATGGCTAACCAAAGCAGGCAGCAAATGGAAAACCATGCCCGAACTTATGCTAAAATATCGCTCAGCTGCTTTTTTTGGTCGCCTTTACGCGCCCGAAATCATGATGGGAATGCACACTGAATTCGAGGTGCAGGACGTGCAACCGGTTACGGTTTCTCGTGTTGAAGCTCTTTTAGCGCCCATGCATGAAAATCCTCCAATCGATTCATCCACCCACGACCAAAGTCACGAAATGACGGAAGGCGTTTAATCCAATCGCAGCGCCAAGTATATAGGGCCTTGTAGATTTCTGCAGGGCCTTTTTCTTTTATGAGCGCATTCATGGCATTAACCGATTTTGCCCCTATTTTTCCGTCAACGGTTAAAATATATCCGTTGTGATTCAAAAAGTGTTGCATCTGAAATGCCGCATTTGCGCCTGAGCCCCACGCCCAATCCGCAAGCCATTCAGCAATCACTTGGCTTTCGATTTGTGATCCGTTTACCAAATCCCAATACCACTTGTAAACTTTCACCCATTTGTCCTTAGGCATCACATAAAAATCTTTTATAGATTCCTCGCTACGGCCATAGATAGTGCTCCACGCCATCCAAGTTACTCCAATATTGGTGTGAATGCCTTTAGGGTTAGGATGCGCCACAGTAGATGGCACCGGATGTTTGGAAGCGCTATCCTTTTTATGCCAGGATAAACCGCCTTCCCATTTTTTAATGTAGTCGAAGTTTACTTCTTGTAAATTAGCCATAATAATAAAGGTATTAAAATTAACCACCACCAATTTACCTTATCTCGGTAAATAATGCGCGGCGGCATTTGTTTTGTTATTGTTATTCTTGTTGTGTCGGGCTTTTGTTTGACATAGGTGCGGATTATGTCGTGATGACGCACGATTTTTACCTGAATGCTACCCGTATCAATTGTAATCGTATCTATCAATTCGGTGGTGTCAACGCGATGATAAACGAAACTATCCCGATACAACACCGTATCAAGCCGCACCCACTCCATACAATAAATAGGCGCTTTTTTGCACGCTTTCTCATGGTGCCACTCAGCTGAGCAGCTAGCTAATAAAATTATAATCGCCCCTGCCCACGATATTTTTTGCATGGTTTATTATTTTTAGAATGTACACCTGGGCGCTTGCGCTTTGGTTTTTCTCGGTGCTTACTGACTTGCGTTGTTTTTGCCATTGGTGTATTTGTCTATAACCGTGTAACCAAGCGAAAATATAGTGATGAACTCCACCGCTTCAACGAGTTTATCGCTATTATAATAAACCATAGAGCCAAATAGGACCAAAGCGCCAAAAATACCAACAAACCTCTTGGACGAAAATTCGCCTTTATCCCCTTTGAATAACTCACTTATTTTCATAAAAGTATTTTTCAATTAATAGGCTATCGTTCAAATTGTGGATCTCCTCTAAAACCATTGCAGCAGAATCGCACATCATTTCGGAGTGGTGGATTTGCTCCTCGGCTTTCTGCTCAACATCAGGTTCAATTGCAACCGCCATAATTAAGGCTATTATTGCTATTCCGTAAAGTAGTTTCATATTTTACCTAAATTTTTATAAATGCTTATTTCAGTAATTAACGCACTACACAATGAATCTTGCGTTTTTAACATCTTGGACATTTTTTCTAACTTTGCCTCACATAATTCCAACCGCTGCTCACATCGGTCATTGATGGCTTTACTTTGGCGTTCAGCCCTATAATACAGCACACTCACAACGACCAACATCAAAAAGGTTATTGCCTTGGTTGGGTCGCTTTTAAATTCGTCAAAGGTTATGGGTAGTTTCATCGAATGGGTTAGGTGTTGGTTTAGGTATATATTCGCCTTGCGGGAGGTCAAACAACCACATATATTCAGAATCTTTAAAAGTCTCTTTGTCTTGCTCGTTGCCGAAAAAGAACCACACATCGTTGATGTCTTGAACGCAGTTTATGAAGCAGTAAGGGTTAACAAATTTGCCTTGTACTTCGTTTGCTTGGTTTTCGGTTAAAATATAGCCTATCATTATACGTTACGTGAAAGGGTTGTTTGAAATGCTTGTACTGCGGTGTAAAAATTAGCGGCTTCGGTAGTTGATAAGCCATCACTAATTGATGCAAAACAAGTTTCCTTGTTAGAAAATTCAATTACACCACCACCATTTGCGTTCCTAACCCCTCCTAATACTATTGTGGTGTTTGCTGGAGTTGTTAAATTTAGAGTCGTTACTTGTCCTTTTAATGTATTGCCTTGAGTGACAAAAGTATTTGTTTGAGATGTTATTGAACTCACAAAAAATCCCCGACTATTTGTAGTGCTAACCTTAATTGCCAATGGTCCGTTATCATTATCATAAAAACCGCCTTGTAAAAAACCATTATAATTTGAGGAAAACCATCCTTCATTTATATATAATGGAGATGTGCTATCGGTTACGCCCATATCTATACCTTTACTTGATAATGTGCGTATATAATTTGAATAAGCCACATTGTACAATGTTGTTTGTGTAGATAAATTTAAAGAGGTATTCATAAATGCACTCGTACCATTAGGTTTTGCTCCTGTACTTGCAAATGTCCAACCACTTGTAAATGTACCTGTAAAACTACTACTCTTTAAATTCTGTGCACACGCTGCTGCACTTGCTCCAACCATAGGGTAAACGGCTTTCATTTTAGTCCAAATGCCGTAATTGTTTAAATCGTTAATCAATGTAACTAAAGCAGACCTTTCGGTAGATGTTAATGAACCACCAGCAGCAACTACTCTATCATTAAATTGAGATTCAAGTGCAGCAGCGCTAAACTGCACAATTGAACTACCTATAATTCCGTGTGTTGCTAAAATCATGCTACTATATCTCCGAATAAATACCACTCATCAGTGCCTATCTTTATCAAAGTAGCACCGCTATACTGCACGTTCAGTTTCAATTTCGCTCCGTTACTTCTAACCGTCACTCCACTTGTTGCAACTATGGTCGTTTGACCTGCCCCGTATTGGGCAAGTAAAATTTGAGTCCCTGTTGGAAATGCAACTGAAGAATTTAATGGAATAGTCAAGTTGTTCGCACTCCCCACATTCATCTCGACCAACTTGTCAGCATCACTTAAAACAAGTGTATACGATGCAGTTTGGCGGTTGGTTGTAATTAGTTTATTTGTTTTTGCTGCATCCAAACCTGAATACTGCGAATTGGTCGCATTATCGCCCGTGTTCGTTCCGCTTGTGTTACCTATTACGGTTAATTGTGCATCAGTCACATATCTTTTATTGCTGCTATCTGCAATATCTGCCGTTGTTGCATCTGCCCCAGCGGTAACTAACCCTTTTGCATCGTAGGTTATCTTTGTTTTTGTCGCTCCTGTGATTGCAGCGTTTTCGTCAACCTTTGCATCCAATTGCGTTTGAATTGCACTACTAACTCCGTTCAAATATTGAAACTCGGTATTGCTTACACTTCCGTCACCTAACTTTGCAGCGTCTATTCCTGTGCCTAATTTATCATTGTTTACAACTCCGTTATCAATAGTCCAAGTTGCTCCACTACCTGATACGGTTATATCACCTTTGTCACCGTCGGTAACTCCACCACTTGCAGCCGCAATAGTGATTTGATTTGTGCCGTTATCGGTTATGGTTACGTTTGCACCTTCAATCAATGTAATCGCACCACTTAACCCATCAAGGGTAGTAACCCCACCACTTCCCGAAATATCAATATTCCCTGAACCCAATAAGGATTGAGAATTTATAGTCTTAATATTCGTGCCTGAAACCAACGTTGCTTGTTTTGCATCCAAAGCACTTTGAGTTGCCGTACTTACTGGCTTGTCAGTGTCGCTAGTATTGTCTACGTTATTTAGAGCAAGTGCAGTTTTTAAAGCTGCAGGAGTTACTTTTTTCGTTTGTGCTGCGGATGTGTCAACTATTGGCAAGACATCCGTGTTATTGTCAACGGTGACAATGGTCGTTAATTGACTAATTTTCTGATCCGCCATACGGCGAAAATACCAAACTAATAACTCCCCGCTGTTACAAATTATGGGAACTTAGCGATTACCCACCACTGCGACCCGTCACTCATTACCGTTATAGCTTCGTTTTTGTTATTCATGGAAATTTCGGTTCCATCATCTATGGCCGTCGATTGGATTGCGAGGCTATGAGTTGCCTTTGTTTTCTTAAATATATAACGGCGACCTTTGTAATCGGCCGCGCTTGGAAGCGTTACTGTTATTCCGTGCGCTGTGGTATCGCATAAATATAGCTCAGTGTAGCCGGTTACGTTGTAGGTTGCTGTGGTTATGGTGGTTACTTTGCCTTCCTCTTGTAAATCCCATTTTAATAAGCTTTCAGATTGGTCAAAATATACTTTTACGTCAAAGGCTGTGTCGATAATTGGCGTAGTGGTTGGAGATCCTGCAGACACCTCGCTTATATGATAAGGCACAGCATCGTAAACATTACCAATGGCCTCGCGCAAATCTTCAGTTTGTTGAGACAATCTTAAAAGCGTTTCGCTGCCTTGGTCGCCTAAATCTATTTCATCGCTATCAAGCTCGCCACCTGTTACTATGTTGCCGTAATCTGATGCAACTTTAAGCCATTCGCCTTCATAGCGGCACGATTGCGCGTAAAAACTTCCACCTTGCCAGTGATATACGTCACTATCAAAATAAATTGATTTAACGCGCAAATAATTGCCCGCATCGTGAAAACTCCCCTGTAATAAAATAGGCGAAAATTTATAAATTGACATCCAATCTGTACCGTTTCGCTGTAATAATGGCGCGCTTAAACTTGCGTTCATTGTTGCCCAGGCTGTCGGTATAGTATTGGTGTTTAAATCATAAATCATTCCAACGTCGTCAAGGCTTAGGTTGTTTTGATAAATTGCAGAATCTAGCTCGACAATTTTGGAAGCCGTAACGTTATCGGTGTTTGTTACGCTTATTGTCCTAGGTAAATCATCTTGTTGAAATAGGTTGGTGTTGCCCCATATTGATAGCCTTGTTTTAGTAGAGGCCCCCGAAAACGCAACACTTGATGTGTTTAATATTCCAAACTCGCAATAAATAGCATCTACACCCGTAGAGCTTGAAAACGTCCTAGTAAAGTCAACGCTTTTAACGCTGTTGAATAATCCCGTTCTTGTGGTTTTTTCGTCTCTGCGTTGAATTAAAATTATCTCATAATCGGGCTTAGTTGCCGAAGCTACCCATGTTTGATCATTGTAATCGTATTTTTGAAATGCCCCTGTTGTGCTGTTGTAGGTGTAAATTCTAAATAATATTTCATTATAGAAACTAGTACCAGGCACTGGGTTATAAATATAATCCCAATTTAAATTAGCGTAAACTAAAATCTTTGGCCCTGATGTGGCATTTATAGGCCCCACTGTTAAATCTGCGGTCGATTGATTTGCGTTTATTCTAACCTCTCTAGAAAATGCCTTTCTAGTCCACTTAAATAAAAACTCTCTTACTGCAGCTTGATGCGTAATAGTTGGGAAGCTTTGAAATTGTGGCCTTGTAGATAGCGCTGTACTTACACCAACATGATGAAGATAGTTATTTGAAAAAGTAAGTGTGCCATCTGTTCCATATAATGAATAGTAAATAGTTGACGCAACACCAAATTCAACGGGCTGATAAAAATAATACTTGCCATTATCAAGCACTAATCTAGCCTCCATTGCAAGCAATATGTTATTTATTATGGTCTCGCAATCTACCCATCCTTTCCAATTGGCATCAGATACCTTTTGATTGTAAAAAACCTGATAATCGTTTATTGCCGCATTTATGCTTAACTCATATTTTTTTAAGGCCTCAACTCGCGGCGTTTTGCTTTCTATTGCATCTAAAATATACTGAGAGCCTTTGCCCAGGTGATTCCAATATAAAGGAAGTTCGGTTTGCGCTAAACTTTGGCGCACAATATCAAGCATATTAAGCCTATCAGCCGCACTAAACCAATCAGGGTCTACATAATACTCATTCATCAGAGATAAGCAGTCGACACTACCTATTTCGTATGTTGTGTTTAACTCTGGTCTTAATTGGTATTCGTTCAAATCAGATAACACGCGGCCCACCCAAAATAAATTGCTGCCCTTCCAAATTACAAGCGCGTATTTATTTTCGTCATCTACTCCTATGGTTTTAAAAAACGTGTGATCTGCAGTACTATTTACGACAAATGTCGCGTTAACTTTGGTTTTGCGTATTGGGTTTTCATAAAGCGCGTCACCTTCACCCTGTTGCTGTAAAACAAAGCCATCGCCTGCCAATGGCAATTGTGTTCCACCCGTAAGTGAGCCGCTTGGTGCGTCCCAAAGTTCAACGGTGTATGTGTCGCCGTTTATGTCGTCTATTATGCCGTAGTATTTCCTAGCCACGTTGTGCGTCTTTATTATATCTGTTCAAAACTATTGCCAAATCTCGGCCACTTACTCGCGTCTCCGCTATATATCCACCCTCTCCGCCGCCTGTTCCATTAATCATAGATTGCAGCTTGTCCAATGGCGCTATAACTTCGGGGTTTGTTGATGCTCCAGGATACTCGCCCACTAGTCCCAATGTAGGGCCACTTACTATACCACCGTTCGCAAATCTAGGCCCGCGTTCAATCACGGCCTTGGTTGCTACACCTGCAGTAATTGCCGCTAAACCTGCAGCGATTGCAAGTTTAGGATTTGATTTAAGTGATTGAAAAAATGCATCTGTTGCCGTTGCTGCAACTACTAAACCCGTACCTAATTGAATCAAGAAATCCGCAACACCCAATAAAATACTTTTAAACAATTTACTCATGTTGCTTTGCGTTGCATCCATGATGTCCTGTTCATTTTTCAAATATTGCTGCCTTGCTTGTAAGCGCTCTAAATCACTGCGCTCCACATCTTTCATGGTTTTTTCAAGTTCCTTTTGTTGCATCTCAAGTATTTTCAAGCTTATTTGTGAGCTTTCACTAACCCCTTCAAATGCTCGTTTGATGCTGTTTGAAACCTCAGACACAACCGTTTGCGTAAACTGATTTAAAGCATTTTTAAACTGCTCGTTTACTTTCTGATTAAATTTTTCTTGTTCTGCTAGTATTTCGGCGTTGGCTTTCTTGTTGAATTTTAAACGCGCATCTCTTTTAGCTTGTTCAAATTTGACGTAAGCCATTAGGTTTGCGCCTATGGCTTGAAGTTCTTGATTTGAATATTTGGTATTTACCGCCGCAACATCTTTATTATATTTATCGGTTAAAGCCTTTTTTAATTCTTGGCTATATTTAACCTCTGCAATTTCGTTTTCAAAATTAAATTTTAACTGAGCAAGCTCTTTGGCTTTGCCTTCTTGCATCTGCTCAATAGAAAGCTGTTGAAATTTCTTTTCCTCAGATAATTGCTCTGCCCGGTACTGTTTAAATCCTTTTTGCCTTTCTTCTTCTGCTTTTAAAAATGATTTTAATTTATCCTCGTTTATTTTTTTCTGCTCTTGGTTAATTTCGTAATCAAGCTGTAAATTTTCAAGTTCTTTTTTTCGCCTTAATGCAAATACATCCTGGTCTAATTTAGCTCTTTCGGATTCGTATTTTGCAAATATTTTATTTAATTCTTTGGTCAATTTTGCCTGGTCTTTTATTTGACCTTTTGCGGCTTTTTGCGCTTCCTCTTCTGCGTTGTAGGTTTCTTGAATAAGCGCCTCAATGTTTTTTATTTGATTGTCGTAGGCTTCATCTCTAATTTTTTGAAGTTCTTTTTCGCCTTTGCCTGCCATTTTTGCGGCAATTATTTGAACATTCATCCAATGCTCCCATTCTGAGGCTACGTTTTCTACCTTGGTTCTGAACCCGTCTAAATCTGTATCTATGCGCTCAATTTCGTCTGCTAAATTAGATGTTTCCTCTGTCGTCTCCATCAGTTTAGCAACCAACGCACCCAATGCCACAATAAGCACTCCAACCCCCGTAGATGCTAGGGCAATTCTAAACATCTTCATTGCTCCCGTTGACGTTCCAACCACTACAGCGTAAGCCTTTTGAAGCTTTCCGCTAAGCATTGTAAGCACGTTATTTTCGCGCAATGACAAATTATATAGCGCCATTGCAGCGCTTGCTCCTGCCATAACAACGCGCACGGCATTTATTGCAGGCTGTAATTTTTTATTATCGTCACCTAGCAACAACGTAGCCATTGCAGCTGCATTAACTGCACGGCTTAAAGCCTCCATTGCCTGAGAGTTGTCCTCAGCAACAGCGCGGCTTTCAGAAAGTGCCGCCTTGCTTTCTTGTTGCTGCATCTTCAAACCTTGCAGCGCGAATTTCTGATCTGCAATAGCCTGGGTTTGCTCCTTTATTGCCTTGTTTATTTTGGCTTGTGCTTGAAAATCATATTTGCCCGTAGATTTTTGCTGCTCTTCTAGTTTCTTTAAACCCATTTCAAGGTCTCGCAAAATATCGGTTTGAATGAGCATCTGCTCACCGGTTTGCTTGATGGCATTTTTTGCGCCTTGCCCGAAGCTTTGCTCTATAGATTTACTAACTTTCTTGGAGCTAGCCTCCATTTTCTTATTTCCTTGCAGCACTATGCTCACGCCTTCGGCTATACCTTTGGCTAGCTCTTGCAGTTTTGCAAATAAAACGACGCCTAATCTTTTAATCATAATATTATTTTATCGCCATTTTCTAACAACATAAATCCACCATCTTCAAGCAATAGATTACCCGTGCTCACAATGGCGTTATTGAAGTGCACGTTATAATCCTGGGCAATGTAAAACACGCCTAATTCATCGCCGTCGTCATCGATTAAAATCTGTTCGTCCAAAAACGCAATGTTGCTAACATAAATAGTGTTATAAATTGCAGGGAGCACGGGCGACATGGCCTCGCGCACTAACTCCGCTATCGTCATTGCCTCGGTTGCTGTATCGGCTAAAATGGTGACTTGAACTCGCGCCACATCTGTAATGGAATAGCCCGTTTTTGTTTCGTTGGCCTCGCGTGTTATTTGCGTTAAAACTATTGCAGGGAAAGTTAAACCTTGTGGCACGCGCACAGGATAAATCCTATTGGTGACGGCGGCCGCTGTGTCCACATCATTAATAAGTAGGTTGTAAAGGGCCTTTATTGCCTTCATGGTCGCAATTTATCAAATATGTGCTTGTTTTGGGTTACAATTTCAACGACGTTCAGTTTAGGCTTTTCCCATTCAAACTCTATTAAATCGCGCGGCTTGATGCCTTTGCCTTTTTTCTGATGTGGTGACAGCACAATAGTAGCTAGCCATCGAGTGCGCTCCCATTCGTTTTTATACTGTTGAAATTGAGCCTCGCGCATGCCTTCAAGTTTCAATCTAAAAAACTCAGGCTTGTAGCGCTCCAAATCTTCGGGGGTGAGATTTAACTCCCCATAAGAAATATGTTTAATTTGCTCCCAGGTTAAAGGCTTTCCGCTTTCACCTCTGCTGGGCTCACTTGAAAAAAACCGCTCACACTCTCGCTAAAGCCCTCCATTGCTGCGGTTAACTCTGTGAAATTTTGCACATCGTCTCCCAAGTCTTCGGCGGTTTCGTATGGGCATTTTTTACCTTGTTTTTTGTATCCTGCTTTTATTCCGTAAAATGCACAGATTCGCGCAAATTTCAAGCTTTCTGCAGGGTTTTGAGCCTCGCCCAATGCTGCAAAATCGGTCATCTTGTTGGCTTCCATTATCTTCTCGATTGCATTCATTGAGAAAAATAATGGGTGTGATTTGCCGTTTATCGTTATTTCCATTCTGCGAATATAAACAAAAAGGCGCATTTCTGCGCCCTCTTGCATGGAATGAAAAACAAAAAACAAACAATGAGTTAAGGAGTAACTGTACCGACGGTCAAAGTTCCGGTACCCTGCAAAGCTACGGAAAAAGTTGCAACATCGTTCACTGGAGCATTCCAAGAAAAAGAAGTGATAATTGCAGATCCTGAAAGTTTAAGATCTCCGCTTACATTTGATGTCATTACAACGGTGATGGGCGCTCCATTGATTACGTCATCAAGCAAATCTTTTGCAGAAACGCCAGTCACTCCACCATCCTCTTCAAAGATACCCTCGGCGTTCATAGTCCAACCTGCAAGGCCAACTAAAAATTCTTTATACGCGCCGCCATCTTTATTGGTTGCGTCGATAGTGTCGCGAGTTAATTCAAAATCGCTTGAAGTAGCGTTTGCTACTTTTGTTGGTGTGCCCGCTACGTCCTTATAAAGGGCGATCAGGGTTCCGTTAACTAGTCCTGTAGTTGCCATGATTATTTATTTTAATTTATTTGTTGCAAGTTTAAAAATTTTATCGGCTATGTTGGTTACAACTTTGTTTGCGTTGCTGTCAACAGTGGGCCGAAAGAATGGCTTAGGCGATAAAAAACCCCTATAATAACTTCTATCCTGTGCGGCTCTGTTGCTGCCCTTTTTAGGCTTAACAAAACGCTTCACTGTTCCATACTCGAAGGCGTAAGCCAAGTTTGTGCGCGGGCCCTTATCGTATCTCAAACCAACTAACACGCTGCTATCATATCCAGGCTTAGAAATGACGCCTATATCCTCTTTAATTATTTGCATTGGCGCATTTTGTCGAATGGATTGCGCCAAGTTATTACCCTCTTGCTCAACTATTTTTAAAGCCTCTTTAGGTGTAATTTTTTCAAGGGCTTTTTTTAAGTCCCTGCTTAATTCCTGGAAGCCCGTAGTGTACTTCATTATTGACTACTCTCACAATAAAGCTCGTCATACATCCTGCGCTCGATTGAGTTAATTGAGACAATGTTGTAATTTACCCCATCAATAACAAGCCTATCCAATACGCTTAACCCCTCGTAAAATCTTATCTTAACGGTTGCTGTTTGCTTATTTTCGCGCTGTTCTGCAGCAACTTGCTCAACGCCGTTTTTACGCTTAACCTCTGCCCATACATCGGCAAGTTTCGACCATGTTTTTATCGGCTCGCCCGTATCGGTGTTTATTTCCGTAGTGTAGCGGTAAATAGAAATTAAATCGTCAAACCTTCCCGCGTTCATTATGCAAAGGTGCTTAATTTATATTTATTCAATAAAAAATCTGATCCATAGGGCATTTCAGTAGCGCTAACTCCAACGATTATATTTTGGCGATTATCGTAGTATTGCGCCACCATAAGCAAGCAGGCCATTTTTACGCTATCAGGGAAGCTTGAAGGCTCAAAGCCCTCTGTTACCTCTGCGATGTATTTTGATTGCGCATCCGTTAAATTTGACGGCGTGCTGTTAAGGTATAAATCAAGTCCAAAATTAGATAAAGGCTCAGGCTCAGTGATGTAATCCGTGAAGGCTGTTAACGCGTTGTTTTCGTTGACGTAATAAAACGAATCCAATGAAATTACGCGCGCTGGAATGCGGCAATAATTACCCACAAGCAATGGCGAGCCGTTCAATGGGTTAACCGTTGCAGGCTGCCCCACTAATTCCCCGAAACCATAGCGACAAACACTTTCGCGCACCTCATAGCCAACGTAATGTGAGGCCATGTCAAGCGCTGCACTTATAAGGTTGCTTATATAGGTGTCGTCCGCCGAAGTTGTGACGCGTAGATGTGTTTTCGCCTCAGCTACGGAAATATAATCGGTGTCTGCGTTACTCACGCTCACTATGCGCTTGCCTATGATCATTTTTAATCGCCTTCCTCAGGATTGATTGGTTTCTTTTTCTTTGGCGCTTCATTAACGGCTACGGCATAACCTTCGTCGATTAACAATTGCGCTTGCTTTTCCTCTAAAATAGCTTCGTCACCCACGTTATACGCAAGGTTTAAAGCTATCGGAAATTTAACAAATTTCACTTTCATGTTGGCTCCCTGGAGCGGCAATCAAGCGCCCCAGGGCACGCGGTATCTATAGGCCCCGCGCGGCCTTAAAATTACGCTACGATGTCTTTACAAACCGCAAACGCTTTAGGTTGCAATAGGTTTACATCCATGTAGCTGTTCAGCACCATGTTTGTTAAACCTGCAGTTGCTCCGCTGAATGGATCAACAGTCAATTCCATTCCACCCCATGAAGCAATCGCCAATTTGCTGAAATCTCCGAAGATCATACCAGACAAAGTAGAAGATGAGCCTTTTGCAAGGTTAGAAGGTACGTTGGTAGTCACCGCTAAAGGATAACCGTTCAACTCGCCTGCACCTGACTGCAAAATGAAATTACCTTCAACACCTGATGCTTGACGTGCAGTGGTTTGCAAAGCAGCCTTAACTAATGGGTTAGTCAAATAAGCCTGTCCCATTGCGTTGCTGTTTTCAACCGCCTTCATTGCGTTCACAACGTCCGCCCAAACAACCGCTGCACCGTTTGCGTTGGTTGAGTTTGAAGATGCGCCACCTGCGAAAATTACGTTAACATTGCTGTTACCGATAATACCGGTTGGCTCGTTGGTTCCACCACCTTTAATAGCAGCTTTTTCAAGTTCCTGAGCCATTGCATTGATCAAATATTGACGCACATAGGCATCAATGCTGTTTGAAGATTGGCGCAACAACTGGTTTGAAACCTGAATGAACGCAGCCAATCTCTTTGGTGAAAAAGAAACCTTACCAAATGCAGGGCTCTTTTCTGTTGCAGTTCCATTTTCAGTGTTCCAACCTGCAGCGGGCTGTGTAGAAGCCTGAGGCAAATCAAGGTTTCCAGTAAGGTTATCAAAGCGAGTTACTCCTAAGCCGTTCAAAACGGTTGCTGGTAATAAAACGTCGATGATACCACCAACATTAGTCTGAATGTTGTAACCACCTTCAACACCTGCAGGGCTTCCACCTGTTGCGGTCATGTCGCGTTTGAAAACATCAGAAGGCAACAAAACAGAGTGAGCAGCTACGCTAACACCCGCGCGCTGAAACTCAGCTGCAGCCTCTTGGTGCATTTCAAATTCAATTCCTTCGCGACGACCTGTTGCAGCCATTTCAACAGCTCTTTTAAAGCTATATTTATTAGCCATTTCGTTGCGCTCGTTTTTATCGCTAGTTGAAGCCGCGCCATATACTGGAGCAGATGCGATTTTTTCAGCCGCGCGCTTTTGCAATTTCTCCAACACTTCAACCTCAGATCCGATAGAATCTAATCTTGCGTCGATTTCGTTAAATCTAGTTTTCTCAGTGTCAGTCATTGAGCGCTGCTCAGCGTTAATGCTAGTTTGCAAGGTGTTTAACTCTTCGATTAAACGTCCTTTTTCCTCGTGTAAGGCTTTAATTTTCATGTTATTTATATTTTAATTTTGTTATTTCTATTAAATCGCTTTCGTTCACCTTTTTTGGCTTAGTCGCTAATATACTGCGCGCTTCTGCTACGGTGTCCTCGTAGGCTGGATATGTAACCGGGCTAACATCTAGCAACCGGTCTATTTTGCGCACGATGTGCATTGACATGTCGCCGTATCTTTCAGATTTCCCCCATGAGTATTCCTTTACCGTAAACGCAAAGCTACTCTGTGTTATATCGCCACGCATAATACTGCGAGCTACTTGCATGTGTAGCGGATTTTCGTAGTCGGGCACCCATGAATACTCAAGGTTGCCGTCTGCGTTAACCCATATACGAGCTGTGTTGCTTTTGGTTCTGCCCAAAATTGCCTCAGCTTCGTGATTGAATAATACTCGTACATCATCTTCTAGAACCTCATCGAACGCTCCGCGCTCTATTTTTTCCTCAAAAAATCTCAAATCGGTTACAGTGTCAACCACTGCAGCAATGCCGCCAAATTCCTTGGGCATCGCCTCACCTTCACTGCGATAATTTATCGTACCTATTGCTCTTTTAATTGTTTCCATTTGGATTATTATTTTTTGATGTTGAGGCAAGTAATTGAGCTATTTTAGCATCCATAAACGCCTCGAATTGTTGTTGTGGTATCAAATTCGCTTCGGCATAGTAAACGTCCCCGCCTTCAAAACCGTTGGCGTCCTCAAATGCTCTAGCTTCGTTTGGTGACAACCAACCGCCTCTGATACCTTTGTTGTAGAAATCCGCGCGATCATTGGCACTGGCCCTCAATAATGAATTGAAATTAAACTTGAAATAATAATAGGGTTTATCGATTTCCTGCAATAATTTACGGTTTAATTCTTGTTCAATGTTTTTACAGTATGCCATCAATGTGCGCGCGTAAAAGTCCTGATACTCCTGTTCAACGCTTGATTTAATACCTTCCTTTGCCCCAATCATTGAGGCAGGCACCCCAAAAATACGGGCAATTTCCTCAGCGCTAAATGTTCTAGATTCAATGTATTGCGCTTCCTGTGGACTAAGTGATAAACGCTCCATTTCTACGCCTTGTGGCAAAACGGTGCTGCGCATATTACCGTCTATAACATCGTCAAGTGATTGACGCAACGGCCTTGCTTGGGCTTCGTCAATTTTACCCGCAGATTTTAACAAAAATTTCAAGGTCCCATTTTTGTAAACAGATGCGCTTGATTTTATCGCTGCTAAATCAATGCCCAAAGTTTCGGCATGTAGTGTAATTGGTGATTTACCAACCAAAACACTATCAAGGCTCAAACCTTTAAAGTGTAACATATCAGTCGCAGGCACCACTGATGGGAAACCAGGCTGCTGCACTCTATAAAATAACTCGCCATCGCTCATGTATGGCGTGACATTGCTTTGATGAATAGGATGCAATGCAATCGGAATAAACCTAGCGTCACGGTTAATAAATGCGTAAGCATTTCCATTTAACACCAATTGCGACACCATGTATTTTGTGAAATCAAATTTCGTTTGATACGCATTGGGCTCATTTACAACACTTTGCCCATAATGCGCGTAGATTACTTTTCTTTCATCTTCGCTCTCGTAATAAAGCTTCAAGCCAAGAGCTGCAATACCATCAGAAATAACGCGCACACAAGCATGTACACTTGCTATACTCATGGCGCTTTCTTGGTTTACACTCTGCCCTGAGGTGGTTTGCTGCCCAAATAAAGACGACAATGATTTTATTAGCCAATCGCTGGGAGCGGTTAAGCTACTACGCTTTTGCGCTTTTTTGAATATGCTAGGAAGTAATCCCATTGCTGCAATATTAAATTTAATCTTATTCAACGCTGTTACATTTTACCCACCGCGACAACGTCGCACGAAATACGCCATAACTACTGTATTTATAATGGCCGTATTTAGATTTAAATAATTCCTCTACGTACCAATACGCGTCTTCATATTTCTTGTGGTGCGGCAAAGCCGTGTAGTAAGTTCTTATAAAATCGTCGTGTGAGTAGTTCATATGCTTTGAAACCAAAACTCTTGGTTATTATTTTTTTGAGACTCCTGCAGATACGTTCCAAGCGCCATAACAATAGATACGGGCCCGTCGACCTTGTCGCCGCTTTTACTTTTATCTATTTTTATATTATCTGCTGGATCACGCTTAAGCATCACATTTCCCAACATCCAACGCGTTACCGGGTTTCCATCGTGTTGCAAGTTGCGATTTTTAACCAGGCGCTCAAATTCCTTTGTGGGTGCTGACATCGAGCCAAAGCCCTGACCGAAGGGGTACATGGTTAACCCAGCATTCATCAGGTCGTTAACTATCTGAGTGGCGTTCCATCTATCGTAAGCAATCTCTCGAATGTCGTAAATTTCTGCAAGTTCAATGATTTTATGCCTAATAAACTCGTAATCTGTAACATTTCCCTCTGTTACGGTAATTAACCCGTCGCGCGACCAATTACGGATAGCATCACCTTGCTGGTCATTGCGGCGCTTTGCCGCTTCATCCGGTAGCCAATACCATGAGCGCACAGCTCCCGTGCTAGGCCAATACAAAGAAAATGCGCAAAAATCCCCGGTAGTTGCCAAATCTAACCCGCCGTAACATTCGCCATGTGGTTCGGAGTCATTTTCGCATTTCATCCAATTTTCATCACTGATCCATGTTTGCGCCGTATCTGTCCAAACGTTAAGCAGCTTGGTTTTAAACTCGACCTCTTTATGGCTTAATTCTTTCGCTTCCTGTAATCCCTCTTCTAACTGCCTAGGGTTTACGCTCACTCCGTAGTTTGGATTGGCTTTCGCCCAATTTATAGGCTCCATCCAATCATCGCCGTCGTCAAGTGTGTAAATCACAGAAAATAACGCATCGTCATTTATTGCGCCTTCAAGCACCTTGGTGCAGTATTGCCTATGCCTATAGCATGCCGATTCACGATTGAATCCTGCAGTGGTAATAACAAATAACAAAGGCTGCAATCTAGCACCCATCGAGTTACGGATTACGTTGTACAGCTCATCACTAGAATGTGCGTGATATTCGTCAATAACTGCAAAGTGAGTGTTTAGTCCATCTTGCTTACCTGGGTTCCACTCTAGCGGCCTATAAAAGGAATTGCCGTAATTAATCCTACGGTTATTCACAGAGTTGTAAACATTCACGCCTTCGGCTATCCAATCCACTTGTTTACACACGCGAGCCGATTCTGAGAAAACCATCATTGCCTGATCTAGCTTTGTAGCGGCGCTGTAAACCTGAGCGCCCTCTTCACCATCAGCAAGCAACCCGTAAAGCATTAAGGCGTTGGAAAAAGTAGATTTGCCATTTTTTCGCGGCACTTCAACATAAGCTCTGGTGTATCTTCTATAGCCATCAGGTTTCACAAACCCAAATAAATTGGCGACTATAAAATGCTGCCAGGGTTCAAGCTTGAATAAGTTGCCCGCGTAAGTTCCTACAGTGTGCTCCAATGATTCGATGAACTCGACAGCATGTAAATATAAATCTTCATTGAAGATTATATCACTTCGCTGCAAGTCAGATTCAAATCTATGCGCAGCCTTCTGTATCAATTTGCAACTCGGTATCTCCTGCGATAATATCGCTTGGCAATATTTCTGTGCGTTGTTCAAAATTGTTTAATTGGATTTGTGCTAAATATTCGTTTCTGTAAAAAAACACAGTATCAGAGATCTCTCCGTTTTTGTCCACTCCGCGCCACTTATTCAAGTATTTACGCTCAATGATGTAGCCTCCATTAATTGGCTGCTTTCTGAATAATATTTTTTTTGCCATTTTTTAATAAATCTAATTTTGCCACTTTTGCCACGGGTTGCTCTTGTTTTGCAAGTTCAGACATATTGAGCAGCTTCATTATGCGCTGCGCGTTTGTTATTGCCTGGTTCCTTATTGCGATCCATGGGGATGGCATTTCGCCACCGGTGCCGCGTGTGGTTGTTTTTTTCTTAGCCAACTTTGAGCAAGCCTCTTCATAGGTCGCCATTTCTACGGCGAAGGCTTTTATCAAATTTAAATCGGCCGCGTTTTTTTTGCCCGTAATTGCTTCAAGCGTTTCTGTGTAAATTTCCTCTTCTCTTTTACTATAAAAAATCATAATTTCCAAACAAATATAGTTAAAAAACGAAACTTTTTGCTTTCTTGGGTGTGAAGAAAAC